TAACCGGTACTATCAGCAAATCCAAAGCAACTGCTAAAAATATCATAGATGCAGCACCAGCAAAGCCATCTGTATTCTCAAACTCTGAGAATTTTCTAGCTACGCGAGTTAATTCTTCCATTAATACAACTACTGCGCCTAAACCTCGTACAAGAGCATCAAATTCCATGTTGCCCATAATGGCCATAGCAATACTAATCAACAGTATAGAGGTACCAATAGCTGCTATAGAACCTGCTGCGGCAGCTAATTGAGCAGCAGCACCACCTTTAAAGCCGGCAATCTTCTCCAAAAGTTTACTAATTGCTTCAAATATAAGCCCAACAACGCCAAGTGACGTTGCCAATGCTGTTGGATCGATCAATGCAATAACAAACAATGCAGCAGCGATTTCAAGTAATGAATCTGCTATCATTTTGATAGTATCGACTTTCATTCGATTCTTAAGAGCTTCTAGTGCTTCTGCAATACCATCAGCAAACGTCTTAAATATGCTAACAATATTAGAAAATCCACTAGTATTAGTACTAAAATCTTTAAAGAATCCGATAAGTCGATCAACAATAGCTATTATTCCGCCGCCAGTAAAAATCTTCTCAAAATCTAATTCACCATCGTCATTGCTAAACAAGTCCTTCAATCGAGACATGAAAGATTTAACTTTCTCGATTATAGTGTCCAGCATTGACATGTCATCAGTTCCGCCAAGAGCGTGCTTGATGCCCTTAAATATGGCGTCGATTAATCCTTTTAACTTTTCTAGTAAGTCTAAACTTTTAAGGACTTCGAAGAATCCCTTTAAACGATCAGTAATGCTACCAATAATATCAGAGAATTTTGGTACACCATCTTCTCCGCTAACCATAGATTTAATAATCTCAGAAAAGTCGCCAAGACCTTTTCCAATATCGGTTAGAATATTACCAAATTCTTGTCCATCGGGAAGGAATGAGCTTATTAGTTTAGCAAAGCCATCCCAAAGTCCCAAAAATACATCGCCAAGAACTTCGCCAATTGCAGAAATAACTTTAAATACACCTGTGAATAGGTCATGAATACCTCTCATTACAGGCTCGTTAGCGATGAGAGATTCGGTAAAACCTCTAAAACGAGTAGTGACATCTTTGATGAATAGACCAATTTTCTCAACTGCTGGTGCCATTACTTCAGCAAATGCAGTAGCGACTGGCGTTACAACCGCAAACAAAGCTTTGAAAACATTCACAACACTCATGATAATGTTTTCAAATGAGCCAAACAAATCAACTTTATCACTAGTCATAGTATTAATGACGGATGCAAACAAGTCTTTGAATCCACTAAAATCAATACTATTTCTAATGGTATCGATAAAGCCATTAATACTTGAAGCAATGTTTTGGAACATAACGGCTATTCGAGAACCGCCATCAGCAGTGTGAGTCATTCTATCAAATGCTTGCACAAATATGCTAATATAGTTACCGACTACACCAAGCAAATTAGAGAAGGTTCCAAAAGGTTCGACTAGTTTATCAAAGACCGAACCAAGTGCCATCCATGCACTTTCTATCCAAGTTAGTTTGGTCCAAATTGCAGATTCTAGCACGCCTTGCAAAGCGCCAAAGAATATCATCAAACCTTCACGATTTGCTGCATTGTCTGGACCGAAGTGTTTGTTAAATGCGGTTCCAAACGCTGAAAATCCATCTGCAACACATGTTACAGCAGCAGCTAGGCTATTAAGGAAATCAATTTTAAAGAATTCCGAATGGAAAAATGCATCACCAATATTAACTATGCCCGTGAAAATATTAGTTGCGCCATCGAATGCCTTGCGAAGAGCAGAAAATACTGTATTAAATACTGCTTGAAGCGCCTGCAACCTTGGTGTAGCATTACCCTCAGCATCAACTAATGATTCTTTAAAGCGTTTTGTAAACTCTTCAAATCGATAACTCAAATCGATTAACTGTTTTGCAGTTATCGAAATATCATTATCTCCGCCTTTACCTAAGAATGATTGATCCCACGCTTCACCCAGCTTAAGAACTACTTCAAATACACCTTGAAATGCGTTACGAAGACCTTGAATAACGAGCTCTCGACCGCCCATGATCTCAGATATCATACGCTGGTCTTCAACAAGCTCTCCACTCTCGGCCAATATTAACTTGCCATCTTCGTTATAGGCATATGTAGCTTTTGACCATGCTTCAAGGATTTCGTTTCTAGCATCGGCAGATTTACCGATGTAGACGTTCATAATATCAGAAATCTCAGTCCAGAAGGCTTTAGCTTGCTCAAAGTCGCCGAATACGTATTCCCAACTTTGAGTCCATCCAGATTGCAGAGCTTCCTTTAAAGTATCAATAAGCTGATGTAACGTTTTAACCTTAGTAGCAGCATCTGTTGCAGCTGCACCCATTTCAAGAATATGGTCAACTTGTTCGGGACTAAAGCCCTTGTCTTCCCATTTCTTTCTAAGTTCTTTTTCTTCCTCATCATTAAGCTCATGAAGACTGCTAGTTAAGTCTTTAATCTGCTCTTCAGAATATCCACGAGCTCTCCAGAGCTCTTTCATGCTCTCAACCTGAGCATGAGTGTAGCCCTCTGTACCAGCTGTAAACTTCTCAAGAGTATTAATCAGAACATCAGAAGTTAGCCAGCCTTCTTGCAATGAATCTCGAAACGTTAGCGTACCATTAGTAAGTTCTGCCATCGTTTCGTCGGCGGTATGCATGGCTTTAGCAGTTTCGATAAGCTCATTTTGGAATAGCTTACCACCCATACCAGCATTAACAACTGAGTTCCAGTCCTGCAATTTGACTGTACCAGAAGCCAATGCCTGAGAAAGCTGATACATCGCTGTACTAGCTTGCTGGGAATTTGAACCTGACATAGCGGCCAAGTTAGCAATACCCTGAATTGCGGTTGCAGCCGTATCCAACTCAACACCAGCCGCTGTAAACGTACCGATGTTTCGAGTCATCTCGGTGAAATTATAAATCGTCATGTCGGCGTAATGGTTCAGCTCGTCCAATACGCCATTAATCTTCTCGATTCGCTCGTGTTCTGTAGTTAGACCCTTTTCTTTCAAGGCATCATTTGTGTTTGCAAGAATCGTCTGAACCGAGTTAATCTGCGTTTCATACTCTTCCAAACCCGATTTAACAGGGTCAATAGTTATTGCTTTTCCTAAAGCTGTAGCAACATCAATAACTTTATCTTCGATTCGGCTTAAAACTTTTAATGCTAGTAAATCTAGCGCATTAAAGCCATCTTGTACCTTGAACAATTGATCATACAAGGTATCCATACCAAGATTTTTAGTAGATTCTCCTAATTGAGCTATGTTATCGGATAGTCCACTAAAATCAATAGATTCTCTCAACTCGTCAAGAACATTTAATGCTTCATCAGCAGCATCCTGAAATCCAGAAACATCCAGTACCATCTGGATGACTTCTTTGCTAATTTCAACAGCCATTAGTATCGAGCCTCCTCAGCTACTGCTTCAGATAACTCTTCAGCTATCTGACTTAATACTGGATTAATGAAATCGTCGCCGACCACATAGCCGCCATTCCTGGTTCCATGTCCGTATTGTAACAATATTGCAACACTTACTCCATCTACTACGTTGTCATTGTAAAAATATAGCTTGTAAGAATCTTTACGCTCTTCTTCAATTTCATAATTCCATGAATCGGCGGTCAATCCAGTATCAACAGGTGTCGCATCAGATAGCATGTCGATGGCTTTATCTCCATACTCCGTCAATAAACTAAGCATCTTTCGTTTACTAACAGCATTCTTTAAGTAATCTTCAGCTTCGACAAACATGTCCTTATCGTGCTTAAATATAACGCTCATGGTAGTTACCCCTTTGTATGAAGAGCTTTTCTACGAGCAGCATTCAAAGCCCTATTTTGTGTCGCCAAATCTTTCTTACTCATCTTTTTCGGATTATTCATAGCATTACATACTTTAATCAGCATGAGTAAACGATTTATGTGCCACTTTTCGCATTCGAAGGGGATTTGATAGGCTATCATCCAATAGTAAATAAGTTCAGAAGTTACTATTTCGCGCCTATTACTTTTCTCAAGATTGCTAACAGTTGTAGCAGTCATTGGGTGAAAAATATAGTCCTTTATGTCGGTCAGGTTCTGAGGTGTTAAAGCATTGTAAACACTTTTCGGAACGTCGTTCAATGTCATGCATCGAATGTAATCACGCATCTCTTCACTAGTAAGAACATCCTCTTTAGTCTTTCCCAAAAAGGGTTTACACCACTTTGACTCCCATTTTGAAATAGAAAGGAGAGAATGCTCCAATTTCAGTAAAGTATCTTTAGTCTGAATGAAACGCTCGTTCTTTTCATCAAACATCTCAGTACCGGGAACTGTTATTCGAAGCATTCTCTCCTCCAAAAGCTAAATATCAAACTTAATTCTGAGTAGTCCTAAGCTGAGACATCTTATCCGCTCGACTCATAAGTGTCTTCTTTGGATCAGGACCAAGCTCATTACGCATAGAAGTAGGAATTACAGACGCTATGAATTCTGCAAATGCCTCGCCATTAGTTCCAAACTCCCAAAATATAGTTTCGAATGCGGGCGATTGCTCGAACTGTTCACGGAGATTGTCATTCTTAATAAATCGCTTACCATCAGCGCTCTTCTCACCATAAGCCATAAGAAGCATACGCTTAATAGTAGCAATAATACTACCGTAATCATTATTCTTCATGATTGATTCAATAGAATTACTAAGACTCTCACCAGGTCCAACGCTAAATTCGAGCTCTGCTAGCTCAACTTTGTTTAGATTGAAGTAGAAATCTTCAGTATGCGTAACGCCATTGTAGTCTTCATAGGTAACAGTCTTCTTATACATGTACGAGTCTCCTTTTTAAACCTTACTATAAATATCAGTTAGATTAAGTAAGTGCAGTAACAACAGCTGCCGGAAGAGGAAGCCTAGGATTAGAATTAGAAGAGCCAGCAGTACCATAAAGAATGTTCTCAAGAGCAGCAATCTTCTGTGCAGTGGTCTTAGTGGTATCGACAATAATGACCGAAGTGGGCTTGAAGCCAGTAACTTCAACTGGCGTAGTAGTAACAGACCAACTGAAACTAATAGCTTCGGGAGAGTCATTAACGGTAGCATAGCTACGATCAGAAGGCGAGGCCAGACAACCATATACAAGATGAATCTTGTAGCCATGATCGGTCTGCTGCTGGTCGTTACCGATAAGAGTACGATAACTAAGACCAAACATCTTACGCGGCTGCTGACTAATGGTAGCACCAGCAACAAGCTCGCGAGTACCGTCACAGGCCTCGAACTCCTCTGGATAGGTATAAGCCTCGATTGAGAGACTAGCCTCCTCGGCAGAAACCAGGTTTAGGTATTTAATGTTATCAGCCCACAGAGGAGATGCCTCACCACCAGATGCAGACTGACTAATACCAGTAATACCATTCCACGCGACACCAGTATCATAGGGGTCAGTTTGATCAGTAATAGTATCCCGAATAGGATATAGCACAACACGATCTACACCAGTCTCGTACAGACGTTCACCGGGTCGATCCCATTCAAGAGCGAAAGCCCTTTCACCTGCCATGTTCAACTCCTTAATAGTAGATAGTAAACGAATCATGATTTAAACTATCAGCTGTATAGAACCTATCATACGAACAATATTGTAATTCTAGTAGTTTGTTAATGATTTCAGTCTCATGAGTCCTGCTTATCAAAAGCAATGAATATCTAACTCTACTACTATAAGTTCTATTGTCAGCATACTTTTGTTCTATCTTAGATCGCTGATAGATGATACATGGATACTTTAATTTGATAGTAGCTGGAGGCTGAAAATATACATTACTTGACCCTAGGATGTTCGTCAGTATGTGCTGTAATTCCAACCGTCGGTCCATTGTATACACCTCCAATACTCAAGACAAGTCTAGGCGTTTGAACGTCAACGTTTGTAACTTCCCAATAACCACCTAGCCATTTGACATACCGAAGCTCCATAAGGTGATTCGAAATATAGGGGTCGGCTACTATCGAAATCGTATTGTTAATGTTGAGATTCTTGTTTAGATGCTCACCATTATCCCACCGGCGAGAATTTTTGGAAATATCCCCCCGGTAATTTTTTTCAACAGGAATTTCACTCCAAATGCCAGAACCTTCAGGCTCTTCTTTTGTAGTAACAAATCCTATTGGACCATAGAATCTAGCCATGTAGCCGACCCCCTTTCAAAACTTCCATTTTGAATTTTTTACGACTTCACCATTTCAAGCTGAGACAGGTCGTAGGTCTGAGTCCTAGTATTAGTACCATCAGACAGAGTAATCACGAACTTCTGGTTGAACCTGTTGCTGACCTTGAATACGCCGTTCTTATCCGGGTCATTAATAATCTCAACAAGTCCACTACCAGCAGACGGACTCATACCAATCTTAACACTGGTAAGCTCAGCAAAGTCATTATCAGACAAATCAAGTGCCATGAAATATCCAGAGCCCCAATGCTCAGCAATGGCACCGGTATCAAGATACTTCAACTTACCCTTGATTGAGGTATCGCCAATAAGAAGGTCCTCTTGGATGTCAGTCACATCCGTCTCGAACAGTGTCTCCTCACCCGAGACTGCCTTAAGGGTGAGGGCGCTTAAGGGTTTACGGTAGAAGCATCAACCTCAAGAGCAATAGCAGAGAACGGAAGTGTCAAAGCGCCAGAGCACCTAGTCTCGATCAGGTACTTCATCTGGTTGTAATCGATGTCGAAGTCGTCGAACAGTGACACCGCACCACCCTTATCAGCGCCGATGCTGTAGTCGGCCGGATTGAAGATAAGAGCAAGGAGGTTCATCGTTGCAGCCGTGACACCAGTATCAGCATCAGCAGCACGATTACGAGTAATATCCTCCATGATAGGAACCTCAATGATCTCAGAGACACGCATAGCGGTCGCAAGCTCATTCATGTCCTTGTACAGACGACGTCCGATGCCGTCCTTGGCCAGAAGCAGGTCAGAAATGACCTCATTAGTCGCAAACATCTTCGGATTGCCAGTGCCCTTATAATCCTTACGAGCACGAACAGCAGCGTCAATAATACGAGAAGACTTCTGGTCATCAGTATCATTAGCGCCGAACTTAACCTCATAGTAAATAGTGAAGACATCGTCATCACCATAAACCGGGCGAATCTTGTCAGGCTTAATCTTGTCCTGATCGTTAATGTTACGACCATCGCCAACAAGAACTGCACGACAAATTTCCTCATTGAGCATTACACGAAGCTCCTGCTTGAGCCATGCAATGACATCGATGTCGACAATATCAATGGTGTCGTCACGGTCAAGCGTCTGCTTCTTGTAAATGGTCTGCGGGGTGGTCTCACGGCTGAGCAGCGAGATGACCTGATCGACCTTACGGTTACCCTTAACGTAACCCTTCGCACGAGCAGCATCAGGCTTCAGGTTAGCGGCAACAGACTTGATGCGAGAGAACGGGGTACGCTTAAGCGAATTCCAAAGAACATTTACCCAGCCCATGTTACGAGTAATGAGATCGGGCTCAGGGCGAATCATCCTAGCCTCGGGGAAGAGAATATCAAGATTCTCAATACCATGAGCAAGGAACACATCGCGCAGAGAATTCGCGTTAGTAGCATCCTCCATGATAGCGTCGAACTCATCATGGGTAAGAACGTCGTCGGTATCGTAATACTCGTCATCGAAAACATTGTGCTTCATATCATAACCTCCATCATAACTATGCTTCATACCACTATTTTCAGCAACTTGGCCAAGAAGGAAATATACAACATTCTTTTGCTCTTCGGTAAGAGTGTTGAATACCTCTTCTACTGTAAGATCATCAGCTGAATGTTGCATGTCATAATAATCGTCGTCATCGTCGTAATAATCATCGTCATCTTCGTAATAGTCTTCTATGTCGTAATCATCGTCATAGTCGTCATCGTAGTCATCGTCGTAATCATCGTCATCGTAATCGTCATAATCGTCATCGTCGTACTCATCGTACTCATCATACTCGTCATAGTAATCGTCGTCATCGTAATCTGCATGTTCAAGAGAGTCGATAACGGCATCCTCGACGAGCATCTGAATATCATCAAGCTGATCGTCAGTCAGATCATCAAGAACATCATTGTCCTCAAGACTGTCGAGATCATCATAGATAGCAGCGTCAATAATATCAGCAACTGCATCAATCTGTGCCGGGGTCAGTTCCCCGAGGACATCCTCGGGATCATATCCATTAGCCACATCATCCTCCTCATCGTCCGCGTGACCAATATACTCTATGGAATCGAGGCCAGAAAATATCACTGCTTCTTCCTCGGAATCCGTATAAGTACCATCCGCATGTGCAAAACTAATGTTATCGATTAGAGCACCAGGATTAGCTCCAGCAAGAACAAGGCTTACCTCTCGAATAACACCGTGAATGACGTCGCTACCATTCTGCTTAAGACGATTTGCGTAAATGGACATCGAAACAACATCGCCGTTTCTTACCATCTCTTTTGCGTGTTGTCCTTTTGGGGTAGAATTAAATTTAGCATACGCATACACGCCATCATCGCGGTTTTCAAGGAGAGCATGGCCTAATACATTCGTTGGATCGGTATGAACATGCTGCCATACCAATGGAACTGTTTCGCCATCATTGTCCTTGAATGCATCATGACGGATTACGCGACCATCTGCACAACGCAGATCGTTCTTAGTGGCATAGCCACTGAAATCGAAATCCATATCATGCCTTTCTAAAACAGAATATAAACTTAAAATTCTTAATGAACGTTTTACTCTAATTACATGCTGGTAAGTCTATGCAAATTAGACGTGCTACTTCCATTTTGAATTTCCTCGTCTATATTCATCAATACTTTTGCCTTTCTTTTTACTTGATCTTGTTTTAGATTTGTATTCTTTTGGTTTGCTACTTTTTACTGAACTTTTTCGTTTAGATTTAACTTTTTCACCCAACTTACCAGTTCGTATACGTTCTTTAAGTTCAGCCATACGATTAGCTTTTTGTCTAGCAGCAGCTTCATCTGCCTTTCTAAGTGCTTCATTCTGTTTTGAAGCATTAGATTCAGTTGATGCAGCTTCAGCATTAGACTCATTGGCTCTAGCTTTGTTAAGACGTTCTTCCTCTTTACGCTGAGTTTCAGCTTCACGCTCTTCAGATTTACGTGTGCTCTCAGATTCGCGAATCGATGTGATTTGCTCTCTAATATCTCCAACTTGAGACTGTAGTTGCTCACGTAATTTTGAAATCTGTTCGCGTAAAGATTTAGATAAGGTGCTATGACCATCTCTCAACTGCTTAATCTTATCTCTGATTTCTTGAACTTTACCCTTTTCTTGATCTTTATGAGTATTCATTTGATCGCGATTTTGATCGATTGTAGTTCTAATACTATCGGTCTTGGTAGTTTTACTATCTCGTTGGGTGGTAATCTCATCTCGTATCTGATCTATCTTAGTTTTATATTCGTCTTTCTTTCTTTTTCTTTCGTTTTTATCCATGCCTTTT